GCCTTTTGGTTTAATTTTAAATTCGCCGTCAAGATTTTCGCCGTTCTTGTCATAGGAGAAGCCTTTTTTAGCACTTCCTGTTCCCATAGTTTTGTTGGCGGTTTTCTTAACAACTTTAAACCCTTCGCCTTGATTCGGATTTTTACGATACTTGAATTTTGAGGCTTTACCCATACCCATGCCTTTGGCCTTGGCGGATTTTTTACCTTCTTCCAAGTAACCTTCATTTTCTTGGTCATATGATTCATCCATGTCCTCTCCAATCTCTTCATCCATTTCGATTTCATAGACAATACCTTCAGATTCCTCATCAGTATCATCGTCATCATCGTCAGATTCTTCATTCATGTCGATTTCATAAACGTAATCTTCATCTTGTTCTTCATTTCCTTCATCGAAAATTTTAGAAACGATGTCCTCAATGTTTCCATCAGATTCAAACTCATCCATTTCGTCAAGTTCTTCTTCCATAGGAAGGACATCGTCATCTTCCATCATTGTGTCACCCATCATAGAATCATCCATTATTTCATCCATGTTTTCTTCCATAGTTGTATAATCAGATTCTTCTCCTTCACCAACAATCATATATTCTTTGTCAGTTTCAGTATCTTTCACACTAATGTTACCGCTGTCATCTTTAGTAACAACAATATGGTCGTCAGGACCCATTAGTTGGAAAACACGTAAAACCTCCTCATCTGATTTGTCAGTTAAGTCGATAGGTTCGTCATCTTCGATGTTATCAGTGTCCATTTCCATACCCATATCCATTTCGTCTGAGTCCATTTCGTCCTCATCTTCCATTTCAGGTTCTTCCATGTCCACTTCCGTTCCAACCTCTTCTTCGCCTTGTTCGTTAAGAGATTCTTTTACTAGTTCTTTGATTTCTTCCTTCATAGTCGAAGCAAGTATTCCTTTTGCATTTTCCGCAACCGCTTCTTCCAAATTTTTCATTTGGAGGATTGCCTCTTCAACAATAGATTTTTCTTTTGCCATTCTTTGTTTTTATTTTTCTATATAAATATGTATCAAATCATAAAAATTTTTTATTATTCGTTTTGATACTAAATATTTTTTATTATTTTTCTCCTGATTTTCCTAACTTTTGTTTTTCAAGCTCAATCATTTTTTCGATTTCCGCTTTTCTGAATTCTAAATTTTGTAATCTTCTTTCTCCGACTTTGAATATATCGTCTTCAACAGGAGTGTTTCTATATGACTTAACTTTGGTCTGACCTTCGAAATTTATATTACTTAAAAGATATGGTTCGTCATATCTTGTTATTTCAGTTGTTACTTTTCTAATTTTATTTCTCTTATTGGCAAACGCAACATATCTTTTACTATCCAAATCAACGAATAAAAATACTTGTACATTTGATTCAGAATATTTTGTAGGGTCAAAACCCCTTGATGTTACTTCAAAAAAAGTATCGCCATCTTTATCAACCAAACTTCTTATATAAGTGAATGGTTTTACTTGTACGTGAAATGTTTTACCGCCCACAGTTACCGCAATATCCATTCCCTTTCTTGTGTCTCTAATATCACCCGAACAAAATCTTACAATTTTGGCATTATCACCGAAAAATTCTTGTAGTATTTGAATTGCGTAATCTTCATTTTGATTTCCCCTCTCAATTGTGGTTTTATTTAATTCCACCAATTCATCAGTGATAGGACCTTTAAATAATCTTTCGGCGTTTAGTGTAATCCACTCCATGAAATTTTTAGGAGTTAATTCGGTGTCAGGTTCATCTTTACGAAACAAGTCCTCCATTTTTCTTCTTACTTTGGTATTGGTGTCAAATCTGTTAAGTATTGACCATTCATCTTTACCTGGTATATGCTGATAAACCCCAATGACCCCAAAATCAGTAGCACAACCCTCGTCAGGGTTTTCAATTTTACCCCAATTAGATGGGGAATAAACATCTTTCAATGTTTTCCTAATATGAGCAGCAATAGGGTCTGTTGGTCTTTTGAAATATTCTGATAATATGTTGTATTGACCCTCTGAAATTGTAATTTTCATATCTGATAAATATATCAGAATAAAAAAAAGGAGGGTTTCCCCTCCTTTTACAACTATTGATAATTTTTTGATTATTCTATCACCTCATCAATTTTACTTTCTACAATAGCTGTTATTCTCCAGTCCTCCGAATAGTTCTCAAAAACCTTTGTCACTTTCGCTTCAACATCAGTCGGTGAATAACCTTTAACTAATTTTTCTTGTCTTAATTTTTTAATTTTACCTGTCTCTGGGTCAGGCATGTCTGTTGTAATTTTTGCTACAAAATATTTTCCGTCCATTTTATTATGTTTTAGTAACCCAAATAATCGTTCAATTTCTTCATTAAGTCAAGCGATTTGTCAGTTGGACCACCAAATTCTCTTTCGGCTTTCATTTTTTTCTCCTCATCCAAGTTTTCTTCAAACTTAAATCTGTCATCAGGTTCGGTGAAAAGATAAGCACCAGGTGTTGATGGTGACCATACAAGGTCAAAACAAATCAATTCAAAATCATCTTGTACTTCGTTTTGTTCACCAATTTTTTTTAGTGAGCCTACACCACGAGATGATATACCAAGTGTAACACCTTGTCTTAAAAGATTTGCAGCTTGGTCTCCTTTTGTTGAGACAATCCCTCTTTCATGAAACCCTGGTGAAGTTAATAGTTTTAATTTACCCATAAGAACAGGACCTTCCCACCATATATCACTAATTGAATGAGAAACCCTATCCAAATCAACAAGTGATGATTCAGGGTGATTAAGTTCGGATAAAGCAATACCCTTGTTAATCATTTTCTTATAGTTTTCGGATTCTCTCTTTAATACTTTTTCAGGATATATTCTTCCGTTTCTGTTTGGGGTATTGTATTTTTGTAAAACGGCATAGAACTCAAATGGTTTTGAGTGGTCTAACATTCCTTTAGACTCTTGTATTAAATCTGAATTTCGTTTTTCGGTTGGGGATAGGTATCCTGCATCGTATTCGATTAAAATACCTTTTCCTGATTGTCCTGGTTTTAAAACTTCCATATTCATTTTTTATAATAAATACTTTGGTTTTTAACTTTGTAGAATTGTTTCCTTTGGTTTGAGTGTTTTACGTAAGTGAAATTTAAAATTTTCGTTTTTTGTAAAGTGATGTGAAACTATCTCTTTTGTCATCTTTTTAAGAACATCTTTTAATTTTTTTGATTTGAAATCTAATTCTTTGTGTTTAACATACAGATTAACCTCTAAATTTAAAAAAGATTTTTTACCTTTACAAAGTCCGCTTGACCTTAAATCTAAGTCCACAATAAAATTATCTTCAAATAATACCCTATCTAAAATGTCGTGTATTGTATGTCTTAATGCTCTTGTTAGGTTTAGAACTATTCTTTGCCAATTTTCAGACTCTATAATTGGCTCAACCCATGTTTGTATGTTTAGATATAGTGATTTAAATTCAACCGAATCTACCGTCCCATAAATCACCTTTGCGTTTTTAAAACCCACAATAGGTGATGTTTTTCCTTTTTTCATCAATTTTCCATTTTACCGATGTTTATTTTTAAAAAAATAAGTATATTTGCGTCGGTAGTCAAAAAAAATTCAATTTAAGCGTTATTTATTATATATGTTAATTGTCAAAGTAGATAAAAACGGTATTGAGAGAGCATTAAAGTTACTCAAGAGTAAAGTGATTAAGACCCGACAGTCAAGTCAACTCGTCGAAAGAAAGGAGTATGAAAAAAAGTCGGTTAGAAAAAGAAAGATGTTGAAAAAGGCCAAGTATGTTCAGAAAATGAAAAACAAAGACTTTTAAAGATTCTCGTTAAGATTCTTTAATTTGAAATAAGTAAATTTGTCGTATTTTTCTGAAACAACCTTTTCCAAAGTTTCATTAATCCTGCTTTTAGTTTCTGTGTCAGCGTTCTCTTTAATTGTCTCCAATTTTTTGGCGACACTTTCTTTTAATTGCTCAAAATTACCCTCTAATTCTTTATCGTCAGTCTTAAGAAAATCAACTAATTCTTTCTTTTCAGACTCATTCAAACTTTCAATAAAATTAGAAATGGTTTTATTAGCAACATTTACCATAGTACTTAATGGTAAATTAACAACTTCTTTTTTATCTACAGGTTTTTTCTTTAACGACTCTTTAATTAATTTTTTGCTAGATAATCTAGATTCAATTGTGAGAACATCATTAGAGAATAGATTGTCGATAGTTGAGTAATTGTTATCTGACTTTACATTAACCACCCAATTAGATAAATCAACAAGAGTTGAATTTTTAATCTTATTGATTGTATTTTCGTATATCGTTATACATTCGTAGATATAATCATCTACAATAGATTCATTCAAACCTTTATTAGAATTCAATTCATCATACAGATAGAAAAGTTTTGAAATGTTTTTATTCTCCAATACATTCTTTTTGAAATTTTTCATTTCAGTCTTGAATGTTCCGTTAGAATAAGATTCTAACATCAATTTTTCTATCTTTGATTTTAATAAACCGAACTTTACCATGTCTTTTTTATTTATAAATATCAATCCCTCAATAGTTTTGACAATTCAGACTCAATTTCCCCCAAAGAATTTTTAGCTTTTGATAAATCTATAAAACTATCTGATTCAGTTAGACTATCATTCTCTAGTAAAATTTTCAAATTATCTCTCTTAAACGACTCAGGAATTGGTGGTTCTTCACCTCCTGCCGGTGGAGGTGGTGGGGGCATTCCTCCTCCCATTTCTTCTCCACCACCTGGTGGAGGCGGTGGCGTTGCGGCCCCTCCAGCTGCTGTACCACCAGTGACAGAACCATATAATTTATCGATATTATCAAATATCCCTGTATGTGTGATGATTGTCGCGGTATTAGTTAATTCAGCACCAACGGCCTTTTCAATTCTTTGTTGTTGTAAATCAAGTTTAATTTCTTCATCAGAGAATCCAAGTACGTGTTTTTTAGCCCAAGAAACTGACACAGGAGCGATACCTTCGATGGCCGCAACCGCATCTTTGTATAGTAATATTTTTTCTTTCCATACATCAATCTTAAGTAAATCGGCCTGAGTTGATGGATTGGTTAAACCTAATGTAAAGTTTGATAATTCATCTTCAAATCCCATCAAAAACAAGTGAATGATTGCGATTTTATTCATTTCCGCAATCATACATTTTTGAATTCTGTTGATTGTACGAGCAAAACGAATATCCTGTAAAGATAAATTCTTACCTTCACCTACAACTTCTTCAAACCCTAAAAATGCTTTTGGTACACGAAGTGCGGTCAAAAGTTTCTTTTGGATGTATTCAATATCCGCAATTTCTGACAGGTTTTGAGCCCCTGCTAATGTATCAATTGGGTTTGGGGCTGCAGCATCTCTAACAGGAATAAAATAATCTTGGTCAACGGCCATTTGATTAAATCTCATATCAACATTACCTGTTTTATTGTCAACAACTTGGTCACGTTTGAATTTGTTGGCAACACGTTGTACATATGCCTCCACATCTTTATCATCCATATTACCAACAAACACTTTGAATACCCTTCTTTCAGGAGCTCTCGATGTTCTATATATCAACATCGCATCTTCAGATAATAATAACTGTTTCCAAATACGACGAGCCTTTTCCAACATAGATGTACCGTATGGTAATTTTCTGTCATCACCCATCAATCTAAAGTGAGCAATTTCCCAAGAATTAAATTCCATGTCCTTTGCTTTCCACTTAAATCTTAACCCTCTATTTTCTTTTGGTTCTTCTACATTCTGTGATTTTGCCGGCATACCACGTTCCAAACGCTCAATCTCAATGTTCGGTAACTGCATACATCCTACAACACCTTTTTCAGGGTCTAATTTCAAATACACAAAGTTGTCACCATACTTACAAGTGTTTCTAGTCCACATAGGTAAGTTGGTGTTAATATCTAAAACATTGTTAAATAAATCGGTTAGAATACCCTTAATTCTTTTTGATTCAGAATAAATCTGAAGCATATAACCATTTTGGTCAACTGTCGTTGATTCTTCACCGTAGATATCCAAAGCCGCCGAAATCTCGGGGGTATATTCCATAGATTCATAGTCATAAAACGATGCCAATCTTGTTGGTTCGTAATAAACCGCTTGAGTATAAAGATTACTTTCTATTTTAGTCCATTGATTTGCTAAATAAAAAGTTTGTTGAGCTTGTAACAGCTCTTTATCGTATTCTTGTTTTGAAGTTGTGCGAAGTAACTCCTTCTTATCGAATTTGTAGGTTGGATAATCTTGGTTGAGTAACGCATTTGGTCCAAATGCTCTCGTTAACCTTTGCCAAACCGTAATTTGATTATTGTTATTCTCCATAGGGTAATTTTAATCACCACAAATAATAACTAAATAGATATTGATTTGTTGGTTTTATATAAATATTATCTACCTCCAAATAACCAACCGTATTTCATATAATCATCTTTGGTTATATTATTACCGTTAAATTGATTGGTTCTATCAGTATAATTTGGTATTACCGGATTAAATGCGATTTGAGCACTCACATTATCATTATTACTAACGGACCAAGATTCTAACATTGCCTTTGTCTGTTCTGTAACTTTTGTTAATTGTGAGAATGAAGATTCGGCAACATAACAAGCCATTGCTATTGACATAATTAAGTCATCGTGGTGACCTTTTTGGTGGTCAGGTCGTCCGTTTATATAAACAAACGTATTCATCTCGTTAAACAAACGATTACTGTAAATCTTAAATTCGTGTCTCATTGCTTCCTCAAAAGCGGCAATAATCTGTACTCGTTTGTTGTTAAAATTAATTCCAGGTATTTTTTCAGCGGCCTTTGGGTCCCACTTCCATTTGTTCGCAGTATCGACACCATCAACATATAAGTCCTTATATCCTATTTCTTGCATTTTTCTTGCGGTAGAAACACCCATACCACCAGTGATATCTATCACAACAAAACAAGAATACATATTTGCCCATTTGTAACAAACATCAGCCATTGTATCGGGAGGTAATTTTCCTACAAACTCGGCAACTTGTTCTCGTGTATCAAAATCAATAATTTGAAACGAACTAAAATCTTCACTATCTCCACGACTAACATCGACGCCCATCACATACTTATGACCAATAACTGGTTCCTTCCAAATCCATAGAGCGTTCCCCATCATTTTATTTTGTGGTTCTCGTATATAATTTTCCCTAACTTTTTGTAACAAATTTGAGTCAAATACGTTATCACCTGACCCCAAAAAGTTACACTCCAATTCCTGTGAAACTTTACGTTTGTCATACTTAAGTTTCTTAACCATCCCTTCAAACCAAGCCGAACACGCTTTATAACCTGTATCCATAATTGATTTTAACTCAACATAATCTCTTTTTTCAAATGGTATATTTTCCCAACTGATAACATCGTCAGGACTATATTCTTCTTTGTTTAATAGATAATGAATAATATCCTTTGTCTTAACAAGATATAAATCTCTAGTATATCTTGGGTCTCTAAACCAATACATTTCAGAAATTTTAAAGTCATTCATATTTCTCAATGCTTGGTCATATATTTCATAATAAATTGGGTCATATCCGTTTGGTGTTGATACAACTATTACTTTACCACCCGTAGATAACGACGCCATACAAGCCGCCCAAAAATCACTATCCGCATCGATAAACGCCGCCTCGTCAAATATTAATATTGTCGGAGTAAATCCACGGAGAGCATCTTTAGATGTCGCCACGGCTTTAACCTCGCACCCATTGTTTAATTTATAATGTTTCTGTGAATCCTTTTCAGTTGAGAAATCAATCCCAACCCAAGACGGCCATTGGCCAATAAACGCTCTGATTTTATTCGCCATTTCTTGAGATGTATCAAGTTTGTTAGCGATTATCAGAATTTTTTCCGGCTTAATTTTTTTAGCAAATGCCAGTTTTTTTGATACCCAAGCGGCGGTAACTGTAGATACCCCCGCCTGTCTATATTTTAACGCAATATTTTCATTAAAGTTCTCATAATCCTCAAGTAAGGATATCTGGTCAGGGAATAATTCCAAAGGTACGTATTTTGAAACTGTATTGTCATAGGTTTGTAGATATGTACGAAGGGCATATGAAGTATCCTTCATACACCTAACGTATTCAATCATCACTTGTTCTTTTGTCATAAGATTGTATTTGTATATAAATATTAAACCCCCAACAATGTGGGGGTTTTAATTATAGACCTAAACTTGAAAGGTCAACATCGTCGATATCATCATCTTCCCATTTGGAAGCTTCTTGTTCGTATTCTTGTTTCTTCAAATCAGAAACAATCTCATCAACCATTCTTTTGATAACTTTCTCACCTTGTGGGTCACCACTGTTAATTAACTTGGCTAGTTTGAAGAATTCTTTAGCCTCAAGTTTAGAAAATCTCATAAACAAATAATGTTGTATGTGTTTCTTATCCTCGTCAAATAACTCAAGTGGGTAAGCCGCTGTGAATTTTTCCCAAAATATCGGACCTAATCTCATATCCCATATTTCTGATGGTAGAGTATCTTCAGACCCCATAACCATTTCAGCTTGACGTGGGTCGTCTGGTAATCCGTGAGTACCAAATATTTCATACACACCCTTAATCAATTCGTGAATAAGAAGTGGGAAAGTTGCCGCTCTTGCTTTAACTGTTGGGGGGTCAGTTTCAGGGTCAACGCTTGTTTGACCCATTTGACCTCCACCACTTGCCGCCATACCTTCCATGTCAGGCATTACCCAATAGAGATGGTCCATAAGTGATTGGTTAACACCATATAAATTTACCAAATTTGGGTCAAGACGATTTAGTTCATCTCTAACCAACTCAAACATATAGTGTCCTTTTTTAGATGCCCCTTGTATTAATGAATTGATAAATCTTCTTTTCGCCTTTTCTAAATTAAATTTCTCAAACTCATCGGCAAAATCCTCAAGTTCTTCTTGATGTTTAAATGCTTGTTTAACATCTTCTTTGCTTGGTTTTTGAGGCTCACTTCTCATTCCTTCAGCCGAAGACAATGGACCTGAAACCAATTTTGCGTCAAATTGCATGGCTCCTTCAGGAATACCCATTTCTTTTTTGACTAAATCAACCGCCATTCTCTCAAGATACTCCTTGTTTTGGAATTCAATTCTCATTACTTGTTGTAGGGACTGCATCGCCATCCCCATAAGTTGCATCAAAGGATTACGACCTTGTAAAGGAGCTGTTGTACCTAAATAACGACCAACATTCTCTACAGAATCCTTAAATCTTTTAGATGAAACCAATTCAACAAAGTCACGGTCACCTGTTGGCATTGCCGGATTTGAAGCGAACGGAGTGTCTTTGCTCGTAATTTTTCTTTCGATATTTGGGTCCATTCTTTCTGGTCCTTCATAATCGATTGGTGCTTCATTTAGTTTTTTCTTTAATTTAGTTTTTTCACTCAAAGTTTTTTTCATATTAGGATTAAAGCTCATTTTACTTCAAATTAATACCAATTGCATCGAATGTTAGCCACTGTGGAACGTCCTCTGCTTTTGGAGCTGGTTTATGTTTTGGTTGATATGGTGTTGCCGGTCTCGGTCTTTCAGGTTTAACGTCAGGTTTAACCGGAGTTTCAACTTCTCTCTCACCCGCCTTTGGAGCTGGTTTGTGCTTTGGTTGATACGGAGTTTGTGGTCTTGGTCTTTCAGGTTTAACATCTGGTTTAACCGGTGTCTCAACTTCCTTTTCCGCTTCCGTAATTGTTTTTATAAAATCTTTTTTGGTCATTTTTGGTGTTATATGTTTGTTTACCATTTTCATAATACTTTCTTCCAATTTACCTTCGAATGTTGGTCTCAATGAGTTTGGGACCTCTTTAGCTATATTTCCTGCTATAGTACTTCCAACCTTTTCTAAATAATTTTTGAATGAGAATTCTTCACTTGTTTCATCTTTTTTTTCAGGTAATTTACTAAAGTTTTTGGTAGAATCAGCAAATTCTTTTGCCATTTTACACCATTTTTTTTGTTCTTTAGTTTTACCATCACCACATTTAGCAAAAAAATATTTCTGTTGTTTCTTGGATTCAAATTTTTCTTTTAAGTCTTCACTCATCGCTAAACCTAAGTCAGGGTCTTTCTCACTTACCGCCAACGCAATGTCCTCA